CAGCTGGTTGGTTTTTTCCTGCGCGGCGAAGATGCGCTCGATCTCTTTGTGCCGCACCTCGGTCGCGGTCGCGATGACGTAGTAGAACAGCGCGAGCAGCAGCAGGTTCATCAGCACCAGCGCCAGCGACAGCGGCTGGTCTTTCATGATAGTCATGAAGATGCCGGCGGCCTTACCGGCTTCCTCGGCGGCGCCAGGGTTCATGACGCTATCCTTCAATAGCGATCTGTAGATTTACGCTATCATCCGGCCAGCCGCGTCCGGCGTATTTTGGTTCGTAGACGAAGTGGACCTGAATGCTCATCTTTAACCCTGCAACACTGCTGAGACTGCGCAAGTGGGAACCCAGCTTTGAACTTCAGCAGCTCCTCCTTGGTTACCGAAAAGCGTCACATAATGCCATCCTTCAGTCGGCGACGAGGTTGAGATGCCTCCAAACGCCAAAATAAGGTTCGCAGCTGTAAAGGTTGTTTCCCATAAAGGACTCACTATCGCACCATCGAGACCTATTTGTGTGAACCCGTTCACCGACGCTGCACTTGAATAGGTCGAGCCACCTGCGCCAACTGTTACCGCATCGGACCAGCAGAGAAAGTTGACACGTATTTCCGGATTTATTTCAGTCCATGCGTTAAGACTGTTCTGTGTCCTGGTAGTAGAAAAACCACCTTGTCCTGACTTTGGCTTCCGATTGAACCACGACAGCACTGCAATGTTCTGACCATCCTGAAAGAACTGCGAACTTGCATTGGTGCGACACATGCCGATCAAGCTGCGGGTGTCGTCGCCGGTGAGGATTTCGGTGCCCTCGTTGCCGACCGTGATGCTGGTCGCGTGCGTCGCGCCGGTGCGATAGTCGGCGGTGAGCACGCCGGCGACATCGAACACGAACACGAGATAGGTCGTGCTCGCGGCGAGATTCTGCCCCGCCACGCCGCCGACGTAGACGCCGGTGTTAGCGAGGCCAGCGATGCCGCTCGCCGGGATTTGCCGGAAGCCGCCGTTGAGCCGGATGAAGTTGCCGCCGTAGGGTGCGAACTTGAGCGCCGTCGCACTCGTGAACGTGAGTTGGCCACCGGCGACCGCGACCGAAGCTGCGGTGTCACCGTAGAACTCGCGCACGATGATGATGCCAGCAGCGCCGTTGCCTCCCGCAAAGCCGTTTGACCCGGCCGCTGCGCCTGGACCACCGGTTCCGACCACGTAGGCAGACGTCGCTGCAGGCGATGTAATCAAAGCTTGGCAAAAACCACCGGCCCCTCCGCCGCCGCCAGATTGTATAACTGCGGCGGCGTTGCTGCCCCCGCCGCCTCCTCCGGAGCCAGGACAAAATGCCGTTTGACCAGTATTATTGAGAGCTCCGCCGCCGCCGCCACCAAAATATGAAGCACCGCCTTGCCCGCCCGTCCCGTTCAATGCGGCTGATACGGTTCCTACGCCAGCAGTTCCGAACCCACCATAAAGATTTACATTGCCCCCGCTGCCTAGTCCCGGCCCGCCGAAAACATTGGCTTGAGCCGCTCCTCCGCCCCCGGTGGCCGAAAGCAAACCAAAGGTCGTAGCGCCTCCCGCCGTAGCAGCGGTCGCATTGTTGCCTCCTCCGCCCCCACCGCCACCGCCAACCAACTGCACTTCGATGTACTTGACGCCTGTTGGCTTGGTATAGGTGCCGCTGCCACTGAGGAATATCTGCGTCGTCGGCGGGATGACCGCCGCGCCCGATGAGCCGCCGATGTACTCGGTGATGATGACGAGGCCCGGTGCGCCATTGCCACCAGTAAAGTTCGCAATCACCCCATTAGCGGCGCCGCCGCCGCCACCTCCGCCAGCGCCGATTGCTGGACCGCCGCCACCGTTAGCGACCGAAACAAGGTTACCTGCGCCGCCACGACCACCGCCGGCACCGCCTGCATAATTGGTCGTATTAACAGTAGCGGCAACGCCGCCTTCGCCCGGCGATCCGGCAAGGGTCAGGTCGCCGACGCCAGGACTTGCGCCTGCTCCAGCTGCCCCAAGGGCGCCGGTACCAGCGGCACCGCCGCCTCCCCCACCGCCGTTGGCGATGCAAAGACTACCGACGCTCGTAGCGCCACCACTGCCACCGCTATTAGCGCCAGCAGTGCCAGCTGCGCCCGCAGCCCCAATAGTGACACTTTGCGAGACGCCGATTGCTGCGGCGGTCGCGTACTTTCTGGAGTAACCGCCAGAGCCGCCACCTCCTGCTAGCACGACGACAGTAGTTGAGGCTGTCGCAACGCCACCACCGCCGCCACCACCGCCGAGGCACTCGATGATGGCAAACGACAGCCCAGCGCTCGGCGTGTAGGTGCCGCTTGCGGTGAACGTCCTGACGTTCAAAGTAAGAGGACCAGCGCCAGCAACGCCGCCCAGCGTCCAGCCTTGCCCGTTCCAGGTATAGGTCGGACCGCCAGGCGGCGTGAAGGTCTGGCCGGTGGTCGGAGTATTCGGAAAATCAAAAGCCATCACTTACCTCGATTGTCGACCCAGCCTCTCGATACAAGGCTCAGGCCACCAGTGACAGCGCTGTTTGCAGCAATTTGCACTTGGTTTGAAGTGTTTGTACGAACAAAAAAGTCACCGCCAGAAAGCGCAGGGGCTGCCTGAGATGCTGCAGTCACATTGCCGGCTGGAATAAAAGCAGCAGTCATCGGTTGATCCGGTGATTGGATGGTTAATATCGAAGAGATGTTAGGAGACCAATAACAGCTAAGCCAAGCAGTCGTTTTGACACCTGCTGGTGCTGGAACATTGATCAATCCGGGCGTGGTACCAATTGCTGATGTTCCTCCAATGCTTAAAATTGGAACAGTCCACAGGAATTGATCACCAAGCTGAGTAAATGCCAGGATATGCGCTGATGTATCGGCGAAGATCGAGCCGATGCGCCGCTTCCTCGTATAGCTCGTCGGCAATGTCGGCGCGGTGGCACTCGTCGAGATCAGCACATCGACGACACCTGTATCTATGCGCTCGATCAAAAAGACATGATACCAAATGCTGGCTGCTAGCGTCGATCCAGTATCGAGGCCGCCATTGCCCGATCCGACTGCCCATGCCGCGTTGCAGTTCTTAGTGATCACCGTTGACAGCGCCATCATCGTCGTGTTGTCATCGGAACAAGCTGTACCTGTAGCAATATCAAGCACGGTATTCGGTGATGTAACATCGTTGCTGAGTGTCAACCCGCCAAGATAATTTAGAATAGGAGGTGCAGCTGTAGCAGCACCACCCGGTACGCTGCTGACAGCAACCCATTGCGAGCTGTTGATATCGGTGTAGTAGAGCCAGAGGATGCCGGTGCTGCTCTGCCACCACAGCATGCCAACGGTCGGCGAAGCAGGCGGCGTATCGGAGATCGTGAGACCTGCACCACCTCCAGGCGGTACAGCCCAGGTCGCATCCGCCTTTAAGAACTTTCCAGCAGCTGCATCACCGGCAGCAGGAGCCGGAGCTAGACCCTTAACGCCAGCTACGCCGTTGGCACCAATTAACGTATTGAGTGCCGCCGTTGCCGTTGCGGCCGTGATGCCTTGGATGTGCGTCGCATCGGTCCACTGGGCAAATTGATTTGCCAGCGGGGTGCCGACGTTGCTGACGTTGCCGCCGGCCACCGGCACGGCCCAAGTCGCATCTGCTTTCAGAAATTTTGCCGCAGCGGCGTCGCCGGCGGCAGGCGCCGGCGCGAGGCCTTTGGTGCCGCCCGAGCCCGCATCGCCGACGAGCGGGTTGAGCAGCGCCGTCGCCTGCGTCGGCGTCAAATCCTCGAGCGCGCCAGTGCCGGCAGTCGTGCGGCCCTTGAACATCGGCGCAACGACCGGCGACAGCAACGCATTGGTGATCGAGGTGATGCCCTGGATTTGCGTTCCACTCGTCCACTGCGCGAGCTGGCCGCTCGTCGGCGTGCCGATGCTGCTGACGTTGCCGCCGCCAGTGCCGCCGGCGGCGCTGATCGTGTCGGTGGTGCCGTCGATCGTGAGATTGACGAGGTTGAGGGGGGCCCAGGTGTTGGTGGCCTTGCGGTAGTAAAGCCCGCTCGGTGAGGGGCCGATGCCGGACGCCGATGCCGCCGCGAGCGACGTCAGATCGGCGGAGAGCGGCTGGAACCCAAGGCTCGATGCGTCGACGCCCTGGATCAGCGTGCTTGAGGTCCAGCGCGCGAGCTGACCAGCCACCGGCGTGCCGCTGTTCATCACGTTGCCGCCAGCGGCGATGACGTTGAGCGTGCCGCCCGACGCACTCAACGCGGCGCCGACGATGAGCCCCGTCATGTGGGTCGGATCGGTGAACATCCCGAGCTGACCCGCCACCGGCGCGCCGCTGGTGGACATGTTGCCACCGCCGCCGCCACCGCCGTGGGCGTCGACGTATTGCTTGCTGGCGGCGTGCAGCGCGATCATCGGATCGGCATTCAGGATCAGAAAGCCGGTCATCGTGTCGCCGGCCTTGTTGACCTTGCTCGCCGTCGCCGCCACCGCCGTGTTGGCGGCGGTCTGCGCCGCCGCTGCCGACGCCGCCGCAGCTGCCGCCGACGCCGCCGCGTTGCTGCCGGGGATCGCCGGCAGGAAGCGGATGCGGAAGCGCTGACCGGAGGTGGGAACCGTGCCGTTGCTCATAGGTTCACAACTCCATCGAGGACTGGGAGCTGACCGGAAAACAGCTGATAGGTGTTGCCGTCGAGCGCGTAGAGGAACGTGATGCCGACGTTGATGGTGCCGGCCTGAAACTGGGTCATCTCGGCGCGCGTGAAATGCACCTCGAACACGCCGAGCCCGATGATGGTGACGTGGCCGTCGAGGTTGGTACCGGTGAGCGTCGGTGTCGGCAGCGTCTGCTGCTGCTGCGGCTGCAGCGCGACGTTGATGGTCGAGCCGGTAAAATCGACAAAGTCATTGGTCTGGGGATCGAACAGCTCGACCTGAAAGCGCAGGTCGGCGCGGTTCGACGCCGCGTCGAGATGACCGGTGTAGAACGACATGCGCTAGTCCTGGTTACATCATCTACAATTTGATGTAGACGGTCATGATCATCGACGGCGTCACCGTGATGAACACTTGATTGCTGCCGCCGCTCGACGCGCTGCCGCTGATCGAACCGCCGACGCTGACGGATACACTCGTGGACACGCTCACCGATACGCTCGTGCTGACAGCGTGGGCATGCGACGGATCACTGACGCCGTGAGCATGCGAGGGGTCGCTGATATTGACGATGGCGGTGCCGTAGCCGATGCCGCCGGTGGCAGCGACAATACCGCCGCCCGAGAATACGTTCGCGTTGGTCGAGGCGCTGATGCCGGTGAATGCGCCTTGGATAGAAACGCCAGTCAACCGCGCATCGGTGCTGCCTGATCCCGAGCCTGATCCCGAGCCAGTGCCCGAGCCAGTGCCCGAGCCCGAAAACGAGCCGGTGACCGGGAAGGCGATGCTCGGCAAATTGACTTGCGCGATCCCGCGCGCCTCGACGCCGCCGGCATTGCCGAGCACGATGCCGGAGGAGCCAAAGCCGGTCGCGGTCAGGCGGCCGGCGACGGTCGCGCCCATGTCGTCCATACCGGCGATGGTGCGGCCGCGCAGGTCGGGCAGCGCGATGTTCTTGTTGGCGTTCCAATCAGCGAGCGCGCTGGCGCCACGACTTGGGGTCACGCCCGAGAACACGCCGAGCACGTTGGTCGACCACAGATACTGGAATAGCGCCTGACAGTCGGCGTTGGCGCGCTCGGTCGCGCCCGACACCGCGTTGCCGATGGTCAAGCTGTTGCAGCGCACGAAGCCGGTCAGCGGCCCGGTGCCGAAGCGCGTCTTGATGTCGCCGGTCGCCAGGATAGTGGTGGGATCGACACCACCACCGCCACCACCGCCGCCGGCCGATGGGCCGATGACGAGCAGGTTGTCGGCGGCGAGCTGGACGACGCCGCCCTTGTCGGTCAGCCTGATCTTGATGTTGCCGTCGGCGAGATAGAACATCGGCACCCGGCCCGAGCTGTCGAGCACGAGCGGGTTCGGCCACGGGATGGTGAGCGCGATGTCTTGGAAGGCGTTCTGCGGCGTCGTGGTCGAGGCGGCGTAAAAATAAAGCAACCCGCCAGTGAGCGGGTTGCCGTTGATGTCGAACTGTTGGGTGAGCGCAAGGTTGATTGTGCCGGCCATCTATCGCGCCTGATAGTAAGGGTAGCCCTCTGGCGTTTGCCCGAGGGTCGCGAGCGTGCTTGCCTGTGGCACCAGCGTCGCCAATGGCAATGCCGGCGACGGTCGCGGAATGTTTGTCTGAGCGGCGAGCGGCGAGCGCGACAGCAGCATCTGCTCCAGCTCGCGGGCGCGAGCGAGTGCCATGCGATTGCTGAGTGCGCGCATTGTGCGGCCGCCGAGCAGTGCAGCCAGCGCGCCCGCGCCACCGGTCTGATAAGGGTCACCGCCGCTGGCGAGCCCGCCAGCTGCCGCGCCGCCAACTCCGAAAGCCGCCAAGCCGCCGAGACCGCCGCCGCCGCCACCCAAGTTGCCGAGATAGCGCAGCGTGTTCTCGATCGGGCCGCCGGTTTGAAACGCCCTGATCGCGGCCCGCTCCGATGGCGAATAAGCACGCGCCGTGCGCGCTCCTGGTTCGGCAAGCGCGCCGATGCGCTGGCGCAACTGGTTCTCTAAGTTGAGGCCAGAATACGCGCCGCCAGCTCTCTGCTCGGCCTTGACAGTGGCGCGCTCGACGTTCTCGGCGCGCTTGGCGGACGCCCAATTTGCATTGGCCTCCTGCAACAGCGCTGCGCCGGTGAGAGGGTCGCCGCCGAGGACGTGAGCTGGATGCGGGTTTTCGAGGGCGTTGAGCAGTCGCTCTTGCGCGATGTTCGCCGCCAGCCGCTCCTGGCTGTCGGTTGCTTTTTGCGCGACTGCGCCGAGTTCCTTGTAGCGCTCCTGAAACTGCGTCGGGCTGGTGTAAGGATCGCGCTCGATGTCGGTGATCACGCCCCAGGTATCAGGCGTCGTGCGTGGCGTCAGGCCGCGACCTATCAGCTCTTGCTTGAGCGGCGTCGCGTAACCTACTCGCGCTGCATCTGGGTGCAGCGAAAAACCGGAATTGCGAAACTGATCGTAGAGCTGACCGCCAGCTGCTTCGGTCGCTGCGCGCGTCGGCACGGCAGCTCGCGCTGCTGCAGCCTCGCCCGCGCGCAGCGCAGCAGCGCCGCCGACAAGGCCGCCCGCGAGGCGTGCCGGTATTTCTGCCGCTGTGCCTTCTGTCGCCTGTCCTGCCGCCTCGCTCGTGAGGCCGGCGCTAGCACCGGCGAGTGCTGGTCGCACAAGACCTCGACCGCCGGCGACCATCGACGGCACGAACTCCGTCGCCGAGCGCGCATACTTGCCCAGTGTCGTCTCGGGTTCCGGCAGATACTGTGCAATGCCGCCGCCGCGCTGTCTTTCGATCAGCGCACGCAGTGTTTCCTGCTCGCGCGCACGCTCCTCATCGCCGCGCGGCAGATAGCGTCCGACGAAGCCGGCGACCTGCGCCGGAAACGCGGGGATCGCTTCGGTACCGCTGACGAGACCAGCGCCGAGCTGCTTGGCGATGTCGAGCGCGATCTTCTGCTGCGGGCTTCGCACGCCGATCTCGGCAAACGGGTCGACTGTCGCTGCGCCCCTGCCAATGTCGGCAAAGGGGTCGTCGTCGTCTGCCGCCATCTATTGACCCAAAAATAACTCGGGGTTGCGAATGCCGCGCTCGCGCATCATGCCGATGATCTTGTCGCGCGCGGTCGGATCACGCTGCAGCGCTGCACGCGCCTGACCGATGAGCCGGTTTGCTTCGGTCTCACTGGCAACCGCCCTTGGCGCGCTCTCGGGACGCTCGATCTTTGGCCGCTCGGTGAGATAGCTCGGTACCTGTTTGCCGATCTCAGTCTCGCGCCCGAGCTTTGCGGTTTGCCGAGACTTGTCCTGCATCTGCCTGAGATAGGCGAGATCGTACTCGGGGTTGGTCGTCGTGAAGCCGGGAAAGATCGCGGCGTAGAGCTGCCGCTCGTAGTTGGAGACCGCACCTTGGCCCTTGTTGAAGGCGGCCGTGGCTTGCGCCTTCAATGTGTTGAGCGCTTGCTCATAAGTATGCCGCAGTCGCTCTTCTTCGCTGCCACCGAATAGCTTTGTCGGGGCGCGACCGATATCAGAGCCGACGACGGGCCCAAGCGCCGTATTCACGCCTTCGCGACGAAAGCGCGAGAGCTTTTCCCATGAGTTCACGACGTCATCGAGCAGTGGCTGGAGATCAGCGGCGGCCTTGGCGTCCTTGACCTGCTCGGCCTGTATTTCGGCGGTTTTTTTGCCCAGCTCCTGGCGCTGCGCCTTGAAGCTCGGGGTGACGGCGACGTCGGGCCCGGTCGACGCGGGCGGAGCTGTCGGGACTGCCGGGGCAGGAGCTGCTGCTGGGGATGCTGTGGGCGCAGCCGTCGGCGGGCCAGCCACCTGATACGGCGGCGCTTCCTCGGGCTCGGCTGCGGACTGCGGTCCCGGCGCTGTTGCTGCTGGAGCTGATGTTGCCGGTGTCGCCGGTGCCTCGAGCCAGCGAAAACCCTTCGGCCCGAGCTCGTAGGCGCGATGCACGTCGCCCTGCGGGCCTTCCTCGGTGACGACGCCGCGCGTCACCTTGCCCTGCTCCATGGTCTCGCGCGCAATGCGCTCCATCTCGCGCTGGTGCTCCATGGTTGAGCGCGCCGTCATGGCATGGATGCCGAGCGTGCCTTGCGCCGTGAGCGCGCGCAGATACTCGCCGGGATCGCGGCCGCTGGTGGCGAGCGCGGTTGCCGCCCGGTTGAAATCGAGTTGTCCGGTCTTGGGATCGATCGCGCCCTGGAGCAGGCGGCCGATCTCCTGCTGATCGCGGTAGCGGCCAATGGTGGTGCCGATTTCACCGAGCGGCGCGAAGTTGATCGGCGTGAAGATCGGGTTGGGCGGCAGGTCGATGTTGCGGAAGGCGATGGGATTGATGGGCATGGCTTAAGCCGGTTTTGCTGGGAACGCGCCCTTGACGGCGGCGCCGCCGAGGTTGCCGATCAGGTTCCAGAAGTTGGCGGCATCGGTGGAGGCGGCTTGCGCCTTCAAGTTGTTGGCCGCGATGTCGGCGGAGGTGTAGTTCTGGATGCCTTGCGTGTTGGCGCCGAGCACGTTGCCGAGCACGTTGGAGATGTCGCTGGCGCCGCCGGTGTAGACGCCGGCTTGGCCCTGCCCGAGCGTGGAGAGCAGATTGGCGACCTGGCTGCCGGTGCCGCTGTAGACGCCGGCGGCCGCCGGCCCATAAGCGCCGTAGGCGCCGCCGGTCTGCGTGCCCCAGTTCTGCAGCAGATTGGTGAGCGCGCTGGCGCCTTGGGCCTGCCCGCCGGCGGCGGTGGTGGTGGCTTGCAGCTGCGGATTGGTGAAGCCGAGCAGATTGTTGAGCCAGCTATTGTAGTCCTGCGACGCGAAGCCTTGCGCGCGGGAGCGGATGGCGTCGAGCGTGTTGCCGCTGCCGAGCGTGCCGGTCGCGGCTGCAGCATTCTCTGCCGCGCGCGTCGCCTCATTGACTTGGAACTGGTAACCGGGGCTCGCGGTGAACGCCGAGCGCGCCGCCGCTTGGGCATCTGGTCCTTGTGCGCCGAGCGCGCCAAGCGCGAGATTGACCGGCGCACCATAGCTGCCGGCAAGATTGGAGACGGGCGCGTAGGCGGCACCGATGCCTGCCGCCGCCGGTATCGCGCGCGCCAGCGCGGCGTTGTAGGCGTCAAGTTGTCCGCTCAAGCCGGTGCCGAGCGCACCGAGCGCGCCGGCCTGACCGCCGGTGAGCGCGCTGACGCCGCCGGTCTGCGCGCCGCCGAGCGCGCCGAGCGCGCCGGCTTGGCCGGCCTGGATCGCCGGGATCGCTCCCGCTTGATATTGACCGGATTGATACTGGCCAGCCAGCAGCGCCTGCAGCGCGGCTTGCTGGTTGGCGCCGGCGGCGTCACTTGCCGCGCCCGAGCCGAAAAGGTTCAGCGCCATGGCGCACTCCTCATGTCATCCGCACCTTGACGGTCGAGCCCGTGCGATAGAGCCCATAGAGCGGCACGCCGGCGGCTTTGGCCGCAGCGTCATTGAGCGCATCGATCAGGGTTGCTGGTTGTCCGACCTGGGCGAAAAAGTCGTACCACTGGTACTGCATCAGCATACGCCCATCGCGATCGTGTTCGACCAGCGGATGATCGGGCGTAGGCATGCGCTTGGCGGGCATTGTCAGGCTACGTCCGATGCTCGAGAGCCGATGTTTTGCCACGCACCCATGAAGCCGACATGCACGGGATCGGTGACGTCGATACGCCAGCGGCGCGCGACCCAGGTCGAGCGTCCGGTGCAGGCGATCAACGAGACGAGCTGGCGCGTCAGCGACTGTCGCCCGAGCTTGCGCAACAGCGGTGCGTAGTAGGTTTGGCCGCCGTCATCCGACCAGGAAATTTCGACGACGGGGTCGGTCTCGATCGGGTCGATCGCCGCCAGATAGGTCGCAACACCACCGGAGAGATAGGCGTGGGCGAAGATCGTTCCGACGAGATCGATGTGAGTGCTGTCGACGACGTTGATCGGCCAGGTGCCGTTGGCCTCGGTGGTGCCGACAACACCGGCGATGTTGACGGCGTTGCCGTTAATCATGCCGGCGGTGTCGCTGATGGTGACGCGGATCGCGGTCGACGGCGACGGCGCCGACGCCACGCTGACTATGGCTTGCGAATGTGCCGCCGTCGCGATGCCGACGCCGGTGACAAACTGCGCATCGAAGCGACCAACGCGCGAGCCGACTGGAAAATTTTCCACGGCGCCGCTTTCGAGCCGCCAGCGAAATGGCTTGGTTCTGGTGATGCTGGCGGGGTCGACCTCGGTCTGCACCGCGTCGCTGATCTCTTGGATATTGCCGCCGCCGGTGTCGCCACACAGCCACTTGGTGCCGGCATAGAAACCGCCGGTGATGCGCGAGCGGGTGGAGAGGTAGCTCATGCGCTCCGCCCACTTGCCGAGATTGAGGTCGTAAACCCACGACCACGTCGGCGACGAGAGCATGAGGAAGGCGTGGCCGCGCGCGACGAACACGTTCATTTCCAGCGTGCTCTTGTCGGCGACCTGCTCGATCAGGCCGTCGAGGTCGGGCGGGCTGATCTTCTGCGGGACGTAGCCGTTGAGCTGCACGACGGTGTTGTCGTCGGCGACCCACACCAGTGCGCGCGAGAAGTTGTCCTCAAAACCGGCGACGCAGTAGGCGCCGGCGATACCGCGTGGAATGACGAGCTGGCGCGCGAATGGGAACGGCGTGGTGCCGGCATTGTTCCACACCTCGGTGGTGGCCGCGCCAAACAGGAATAGGTTGCCCGACCAGGTGACGCTCCGGATCAGCGCGTCGGCTTTGGCCTCGGCGGTGCCAAACGACAGCGCCTGGATGTTGGTCGAGTTGACATCGCTGGCGAAGAAGCGACCATCGCCGATGGTAAACACGAAGAAGCCATCGATCGCGCACACGCTGTTCGGCGCCGGCATCGTCGCAGTCGAGAAGTTCGGCGTGATGCTGGAGGTGGTGAAGCTCGCGTAGTTGCCGTCGGGATCGCAGAATAGGAGATCGGGCGTCGGCGTCTTGTTGTTGCGAGCGAAGAACCCCTTGTGCGTGCCCGCGAGTATGCCGATGTCGTTGGCGGCGCCGCCGGCCTCACTGAAAAACACCAGCCGATTGGCGAAGGCGGCGTAGATGGTGCCGGCAAAGTCGACGCCGCCACGAAAGCCCGCCTGCACCGTGGTGCCGAAGTTTCTCAAGCCTGGTGCGCGCCGATGCACGAGCTGTGCCGGCGCGCCGGCGCCGAGTGGCTCGACGTAGCCGTTGATGATGCGGCCGCTGCTTTCCGCAAACTTTATCCCCGGCATCGTGGTGTCGGGGAACGGCACCGGGACCGGTACTTTCGGCGATCCCGGCGTCGCAGGCAGTTGGACCGGCATCAGGTGCCCCGCGTGTAGTTGCCGATCGGGGTGCGGATGCGGGTGTTGGTGAGCTGCAGATCGGTGCGCAGCGTCTGGCGCGTGCGCGCCGGCCGCCCGATGATGCGCAGCTTTTCCTCGGCCTCGATCGCCAGCGCCTTGAGGCTCGGGCTGTCGGCCAAGTTGAACTGGCCGGCGACCTGCCACGCCATCCAGTCGCCGAGGAAAAGGAAGGCGCCGTCGTCGATCTCGCCGCCGGCGGCGGGGTTGGGCGTGCCGGCATCATCGACGTAGATGATGCCGAGCGCCGCCAACGAGGCGGCACTCGGGTCGATGATGTTGTCGACCTTGCTGACCGGCTCATCACCCGCCGCCTGTCCGGGCACGAGCACGCCCAGCTTGTCGAGTATGATGTCGATCAAGTCGCGACGTGTTCGCATAGTCAGTCTCCGAAGGTGCGATGGGGCGAGTACTCTTCTTTTTCCTCCTTGGGTTTGGCCACGCGGGTCTCGGCTGCGTCGTTGTAGCTGCAGACGAGCTGGAAGCCGTAGAGGCCGGCGCCGCCGAGTGGCGGATCGAAGAATAGATGCACGCCCTCCGAGGAGGTTTCGATCGGGCGCTTGGGATCGAGCAGGCGGCCGTTGGCCGAGGTCTCGACCACCTTGTCGGGCTCCTCGGTCAGTCCGAGCGTCGCCAGCTCGATCACCAGTTCGCTGAACGGCGCAGGGTCCACGACATGGATAGCGGCCTGCACGGTCACCGCGACCGTGCCGAGCACCGCCTCGTGCTTGGGCGCCAGCGTCGCCGCCTTGCGCTTTTTCTCTTGTGGCTTTTTCGCCATGGAAGTGGCTCCTTCCTTGTGTGGGGGTTGAGCGCTCGGCTTACAGCGACGGATCGCCGGTGGTGCCGGTGCCGCCGGTGACGCGCACCGCGAGCCGGCTGTCGACGGCCTTGACGCCGTAGAGCACGTCGAGGCGGTACTGCGAGATGTCGTTGACGCCGTCGTAGTACGGCACGATGCGCGCCGAGATGCCCTTGTAGCTCTCGCGTGCGACGTCGATCGCACCCGGCGGCTTGATCATCGGCACCACCACCAGCGCGAAGGCGTCGCGGTGGAAGATCATGTTCTGCCGATAACCGGCGCTGGCGGCGCCGACGACGTTGAGCGCGGCACCGGCTGCCGCCGCGATGTCGACGGTGCCGAAGGCGGCATCGACCGAGGTCGGGATGATCGGCGGCGTGATCGACAGCGTCGCCGCACCGGCCGACACGGTGGCGTCAGCCACCACCGTGAACATCTGCTGGAACGGCAGCACCGCCTTGGTGACCTGGTTGACGGCATGCACCGCCGTCGCACCGGAGCCGATGGTGAACACCGTGCCGGCCTTGACCGTTGTGCCGGTCCAGGCGCCGGTGACGAGCGGCATGACGCCGGGGGTGGCCTCGGTGTTCATCACCGACGCCCAAGTGGTCGACTGCGCACCGGTGACGGTGGCGGGAGCATCGAAGTTGCCCTGCGTGTCGAGCAAGGTCGGCACGTTCTGCGACATGTAGGTCGCAACGCCGCCGATCTCGCCGATCTCGCCCTGGCGGTAGGCCGGCGTGCCGACCGACTGCAGGAACAAGGCGGTCTGCGACCCGGCCATCGCCCAGTAGCTCTCGGGCGCGAGGATGGCGCTGCGATCGTCCTGCGGGCACGACATCTGGTCGAGCCGCTTGGTGCCTTGGGCAAACTGGGTGAAGCTCGAGATCGGCGCGTCGGCACCGGTCACCGGCTGTCCCACCCAGTTCGGCACGTTGACGAACAGGCCCATGACGTCGATGTCGATCTGGTTGGCGAGGCGCACCATCGCCGGCCTGATCACGCGATCGGCGAGCTGCTCGATCTTCAACGTCAGCTCGGCGCCGGTGAACTTGAAATCGACACCCTTCTGGTTGTTGACCTGCAGCGTGAGCTTGCCTTCCTGCACGTCTTGCTGAACGGCAACCGCCGTCTGCCGGACGCTGAACTGCTGCGGCTTGCGGATGGTGACGGTGTCACCAATCTCGTAACCGTTGACGCGCTTGTCGAACTCCTCCTCGTAGCCGCGATAGACGCGGTTACCCATGACAAGTTCGTTTTCGAGGATACGCACCGCCGTTTGGGCGATGATGGTCGGGTTTAAGATCGTGTTCGGCATCGGGCCGCTCCATTTGGCTGCGGCTCGGGCCGATCAGAGACACTCTGCTAGCGGTGGCGATCGCCGTACTTGCCTTTGATGTAGGCGTTGACAGCTGCGAGCCCGCTCGGCGGGCTTGTTCCGCTTCCGCGCAGCGGCTTGATCGGAGGTCGAGCCTTGGTTTGCTGCTTGGCTTGCGGCAGAGACAGCCGGCCCTCGATCTGCCCGAGCGCGCGGGCGACCGCTTCAGGAGAGCTGTTGTTGAGCTTGACGAGCTTGGCTTGATCGACGGCGAGGTGCCACATGATGCGATCCGACCTCGGGCTCTCCAAGATCAGTCGCTCGACATGCGGCGCCACCGGCACCGTTGCGCGCGCCATGGTCGTGTCGAAATCCTTGACCTTGGTGCGCAGCTTGGCGACGCGCTCCTTGTGATCGGCGACCAGCTCGGCAACGTGGTCCTGCTCGCGCTGGACCCGTTGCGTGAGATCGCGTCTCACATCGCGCGTGACCGCGCGGCGGTCGTTCTCCCACGCCTGCAATTCCCGCTCTAACCGGACGTAGTTGTCCTTGTACTTGGGATCGTTCGGGTCGGGCGGAGGGCCGATCTCCTGAATAACACGCAGCTCGATCGCGTGAGCGATGTGAGCGTCAGGAGACATCGGCGGCACGCCACCGCTATCGCGGTTGCGTAGCGCCTGGTTCTCGGCCCGCAGGCGTTCGGCTTGGCGTCGGTAGCGGGCGGCGCGCGACGACGGCTTTTTGCCGTCCTCGCCCTCGTCGCCCTCGTCGTCGTCGAGCTCGTCAACCTCGCCCTCTGCGTCGGACGAGGCCTGCGTCTCTGCATCACCGCCTTCCGGCTGTTCGCCTTCCGGCGGCTCGGTAGCTGCATCGTCCTCGGTCTCGGCTGGCGCTTCCGCAGGCGGTGCGGTGGCTGGCCCGGTCTTGGGGTCGTCGTCGTCTACCATTTCGTTCACTCCATGAAAAATCGCCGCCGATCGGCGGCCTCACTTCTTCGGCGGCAACCGCCGGCGTGGCGGTCGCGCTGCGCGAAATTCGCTATCAGTTCGGCACCCAGTCCGCCGCGCTGACGGTCGAGTTGGGAAGCACGAACTTGTTGTTATCGGCCAAGCTGAAGAAAAAGACGGCATTGGGCCCGGGTGAGGTTGCCGGCATCACCTTGAGCTTATTGCCGAACCACTTGTTGGTCGGATTGGCGAGATTGAATTGCCCGCTAAAGTCGGCATAGAGCGGCCCGTAGGCCCAGCGCAGATCGGTCGCCAGGATGTTGCCGGAAAATTCCAGATTGTTGTTGCCGCTCACGTTGTGACACATGTCGACGCAGTAGCCGAAGCCGCTGAAATAATTGTTGCGCACCTTGATGTTGGAATAACCCGACGACGCGGCCTGGAACGCGATGGCGTTGGTGTTGCCGAGCGAAGCGATCGTGTTGTGGTCGACGACGATATTGCTTCTGCCGCCGAAACCGTCGAGATAGCCGACGCCGTCGGTGTGATAACTCTGGGCATCGGGATTGGCGGCGTCATGTATCCAGCACTCGGCGACGGTGCAGCTCAGTGCGCCGGCCAAGTCGATTGCGTTGGCGAAACCCCAGATATCGCAATGATTGATGATGACGCCGCCGGTGCCGGTTGCGCCATCGAGACGGACGCCGTACTGATAACCGTTGTTGCCATTGATCATGTAAGGCGCATAGCCGCCGACGCCGTCGACGGCAGCGGCTACTCCCGCCGACGGCCACACCCCGGGATGGGTCGGCCGCATCGCCAGCGACAAAAGCGGCACCATCGAGCAATAATTGAAAATAATGTTACTGCAATCCGTCAGCCGCACATTGGCAAAGCTCACGGCATTGGACTGGAAACGACAGCCATTGAACGTGATATTGCTCAGCGACGTCAGCGTCGCGCCGGCAGGAAAATCGAGGAAGTTGTAGGTATTGCCGCTGGCGATCGTCACGCTGGCGCCAGAGGCCAGAACAGTAAGACCCGGCGCATTGGCAAAGCCAGTATTGCTGCTGTCGGGGAAGCCTGTGCTGCTGCCGCCACCGCCACCACTACCGCCGCTACGGCCGCGGATGACGCGCGAGCGCATGCTAGGCGTCCGCCCACGAGCGTTTCTGCGCGTCAGCGAGCGAAGAAAATTACGGTCCTTCTCTCTGATCACCATCACGCCTCGGCGGGAGATGTTGGCGGCGCGCCGCCGTTGCGGCCGATCATCTGCGCCATATGCATCATCGCCTGCTGCAGCTCGTCGACGGCGGTGGTGAGCGTCTCGATCTGCTGCTGCTGGGCGCGGTCGACGCCGTCCATGGCGGCCATGCCGACCTCGTGCCCGCGCTGGAGTGCGCCCTCGACGCGATCGGCGTGCGAGGTCGCGAGCGCCGTCTGCTGCGCCATCGTTGCGCGCTGCAACTCGGCATGAACCTTGACGAGATCGACCTGCAGCTTGGCCTGATCGATCTCGAATTGCTTGGCCTGCAGCACGGCCTCGTTGTCGAGCTTCTGTTTCTTGAGCTGCAGCTCGGCGGCCTGCACCTGGGCCTTGGGATCGGGCGGTGGTGGTGGCGGTGGGGGCGGCGGTGGCTCGCCGGCCTTGGCCGCTTCGGCTTGCTGGATTTGCGGCGGCAGCAGGAACTTGAGCCGGTCGGCAAGCTGATCGGCGAGCGGCAGGTCTTGCATGCGCACGAAGATATCGGCAAACAGCGGCGCGACCTGCTGACCGAGCGACTGCATCAAGACGGCGATGCCTTCGCGCGCCTCCTCGCGCTTGGTCGAATAAGAAGGCCCCATCTCGATCGAGACCTGATAGGCGCCGACGGTGACGTCGTTGAGCAGCATGGTGGCGATGCCGTCGCCGTTGGGATCGATCACCTGCTTATTGATGCAGACCTTGCACGGCTTGCCGTCGTCGCCGACGTTACGCAGCGTGCGCTCGGTGTCGTAGACGTGCGGAATGAGGTCGACAACGATCTGGCCGACGCGCTCGAGCGCGCGCGCGAAGGCCTCGACATAGTGGAAGGTGCCGGTGTCGCCCTCGCGCTGGCGGGCGACGATCGCCTTACCCGAAGTCTCCGGGCCGGCGGCGCCGAGCTGCGCCGGGTAGATGCCGGTGACCGATGACATGTCGGCGGTGGCAGTCTGCTGCAGCTCGGCGATGCCGCTCGACGCCACCGGCGGCGGCTCGCGCTCGGGCGGTCGGCCGCCGTTGGCGGGGTCGGGCTCGTATTCGAGGAACGGCCAGTTGCGAATATTGGCCGTCTCCCACTGGTCGATCGTCTTTTCGAAGTTGACGCGCGTGCCCTTGTAGGGCGACTTGGGCTGCAGCGCGATCGCCTCGGCGCCGGTCGAGATCGACCAGTTGTAGAGCCGCTGCACGTCCTTGAGCTGGCGCACGATGCCGCGCCGGATGACGCGGCGGCCGACGCGCACCTCCTCGCCGATGAACGGCACGATCGGGATGTGCATCCCCGGCCAGCGCTCGGGGCCCTCCAATATCGTGCGCGAGTTCATGACGAAGCGCTCGACGTAGTAGCTGTCGCGCTTCTCAATGCGAGCCCCCGCTGCCGTTGCGTCGGCACGCTTGGGGCCCATGCCGGGGCCGAGCGGTGGTCGCGTCGGCGGATACAAGCCGGCGAGGCCTCCCAGCGTCAGCGCCTCCGCCCGCAGCTCGAAATAATTGCACAGCATGTTGGCGGCGACCGGGTTCTCGATCTTGGTGCAGATGGACGGCGCGCGAAACATGGTGCAGTTGGCGCAGGCGCGCTGGCCTTCGGCCTTGCGGTAGTCGGCCTCTTCTTTTGTGGGCCGCTCTTCGCCTAAGCTCTCGCGCGTTCCACCCGGTTCGTTGTCCTCATCCTCGTCGCTTTTCTCGCCCGCCCATTCCTCGCTCGCCTCTTCCTCGCCGCGCTGGGCGAGACCAGGCTCGGTCGCCTCCATGTAGCTGTCATTGCTGAGATCGACGATGCGGCCGTCGGGATAGAACGCCAGCTCCCGCTCGCACGGGACCTTGCGCCAGTATTCGGCGACGCGCACATGGGCGTCGGTCATCCAGCCGTCATAAGCCGCCGCCACTTGCGTCAGCGGCGCCTCGACGTTCTTTCCCGGCCACTTGTCCTCGGCGCGCTTCTTTTCGAAATCGACCGGGACGAAGCAGAACATCGCATCGGAGCGCGTCAGCTCGATCGCATCGGGGTCCCATACCACGGCGACGCCGTCGGCGATCGGGCCGACCGCGATCTCTTGGTTGAACGTGCTGTCGGCGGCGTACTCGGTGTAGACGCGGCAGTGGCCGATGCCGCTGGCAACCATCTGATCGGAGGCCACGAAGTAGGCCGCCTTGGCGTCGGAGCGGCGCTCGATGTAGCGCACCATCTCGGGCAGCACCTCGGTCGAGACGTTCTCCTTGGCGCGCTCGTCGACCGGCACGACGTGGATGGCGGGCCGCATCTGGCGGATGTCGCCGGTGACCTGGCGCACGAACTGCGGACACTTGTTGACGGTGAGGATCGGGCGCTGCTCGTTCTTGCGCTGCTGCCACGCGATCGGGTCCCACTGCGCGATGTCGTCGGCGAGGAACTTGAGGTCGTCGTAGGCGTCGTTCTGGTTCTGCCGCTCCTTCTCCCAGCCGGCCTCGTAACGCTCCAGTGCCTCGGCGTGGACGGCGTCGAGATCGTCCGGCGGCGCCACCGCCTCGATGCCGGCGCGCGGCTCGATCTTGTCGGTCTCGGCGATATTGCCGGCGGCGTCGGTGTCGGGCGCCGAGCCGATCGCGCTCTCGGTCGTGCTCGACGTCGTGCGCCGCTCCTTGGTGGTCTCGTCCGCCGGGTAGCGGGTCGCGACCATGTTGTTGGGCAGACCGGACGGGTTTTGACCGCTGTTGTCGCGGTTGCGATCGCGGTAGCGCTTACGTCGAGCCATTTACACCTTGTGATGTTCTTCGTCGAGGTTAGCGGCCACGACGAGCGCCGATCAGCGTCGGCCGCCAGGAGCTGACAAGCCTGGGCATGTCGTAGCTCACCGGCTTGACCGGCTTGAACTCGCTCTGGCCGAGCGCGCGCATGAAGCGCTGCAGAAAACTTGACCCCTCCGGTTGCGGTTGCGGCGCCAGGTCCGCCGGCGACGTGGCCGCGCCGCGCGTCAGCTGTGCCGGGTTGATGTAGCCGACGCCCGAGGGCGAGGCGCCGACGGTTTCCTGCCAACCCATGGGCACCGTGTCGGTGAGGCCTTGTGGACCGGCGGGGCCGATCGCGGTCCGCCCGGGGCCGGAATAGCCCACCATGCGCGCGTAGGGCAGATCGGGGCCCTCGATGCCGTAGAGCTCCCGTGTTATGCCGGCGCCGGTGGTGGCGGTTTGCGGGCCGCCGGCGAAGCCGACCCAGCGGCCGGTACGCGGATCAAAGCTGGCGTTGCCGGTGGCAAAACCGGCGGGGTTGGCGCCGGCGAACAGCGCCGCCGGCACGCCGATGCCGCTGGCGCGGGTGGCGCCGAGCGTCTGCGCTGGATAGAAGCCCGCGCCGGGCGCGATCGCGCTTGCGAGTGGCATCAGGCGCGAGACCGCGCGATCGATGGCGGTGGCCTGATAAGCGGCGCGCGCAGCCGGATCGGTGCCGACCTCGGCGGTGGTGTTGACATCGAACTGCCGTGCCACCGCCGGGTTGTCCTGAAGTTCGCGCAAGATGCGCTCGCGGGTGAGCGCCAGCGTCGGTGTTGAGAGCGCCTGCGTCGGTAAGCCCGCCGGCGACCCGCGCGCCGGCCCGGTGAAACTTTCCGGTCCCATCGCCCCGATGTAGAGATTGTCGAGATCGGCCTGCCGGCGCGCGTTCTGCTGCGCCATGAAATCAAGGTAACTCGGTTGCGGCAGCGCGCCGGCGCCGGCACCCAGATTGTCGAGCGTGACGGCGTTGTCGCCGCCGCCGAGATCATTGAGCGTGGGCACATCAACGCTCCCGCGAAGGCGTAATCGGGATCACGTTCTGCCGCAGCGTGCCTTGGGCGGCGGCTTGTGCGCGCCGCACGATGTCGGCGTGGTCCTGCAGCACTTTGAGCAACCATGGATCGACTGGTTGCTGCTGGCCTGGGCGCAGCGGCACGACGTCGCCGGCGAGCTGCGTGAACGGCGCTGCCTGCGTCTGAATAAATCCGGCCGGCCAGGAGCGCGTCCCAGGCATGATTTCCTCGGGACCGAGCTGCTGCAGATAGAGCCGCAGCAAGTCACGATCACTATACGGCGCGCCGGCGTTATAGGGGCCAAAGCGGTCATCAAAGGTCGCCGTCGGCATATCCTTGTAGTGCTGTCCGAGGCTCGCGAGCGTCATCGGTCGATCGGCGCGACCGTTGCCGCCGAGGTCGACGAGCGAGCGGGCCATGTCATCACTCCACCGCGCAACCATAGATCGACAGCACGACGAGCACGGCGACGATCACGAGAAAGACGCCGATCGCGTGCTTCTCGGACGAGCGCATGTCATCCAACATCAGTGAAAAAGCCTACCTACACCCCCAAAAATTTCAGCAGCGAGCCACATAGCAACTGCTGCCCAGCCGAGGTGGAACCTTCCAGCCTGAACCATTATGCAGCTAGCGATGACGCTAAATACGAAGGCGAAGCAGAGCAGGATCAAGCCGACGTTTTGCATGATCATCGATCCTTTTTCTTGAGCGTGGTGCCGAGCATCGCTTGGTTGGAATTGCCTTTTGGCTTGAGCAGCTGCCCGCTGTTGGGTGCGCCGCGCGCGACCGGCCCGAGCATCACGCGCGAGCCTGCCGGCATGGTGAAACGCGGCAGCATCGGCGCCGGTGGTGGCACCATGCGGCCCTTGCGCGTCGTCGCCTCGTATTTGCGTGCCATCAAACTTACTCCTCGTCCTTTTCGAGCGCCTCGATCGCGAGGCACGAGCGCTCGTAGGCGCCGCGCAGCTTGCGCACCATCGCCTTGAGGCGCTCGGGGTCGGCGCGCTCGTCGCGCAGCCACAGGTCGAGCACCTCCGCGACGATACTCTTGACCTCAGTATCGATCGCCTCGCGTACAAGGTCTTTGAGATCACTCATTTGCGTCGCCGGCCGGCGGCCGCCATTTTTGCCATCTTGCGCTTGCCGTACTTGGCGATGCCGGCTGCAGCCGCAACCGCCGCCGGATCGCGTGCGCCACCCCTGGCGGCCTTGCGCTCGATGGCCGCGAAGCGCTTGCCGCTTCCAAGTCGTGCCTTGGCCATTGGCCTATTTCTCCTGTTTTATCCTTAACACCCTTGGGTGTCGTGCTTTTGCCGCATTCCAATGTTGTGCATTGCTGGCGCGGCATGCCGCCGCGATGGAGGGCAACATGAGACTGCTTTTTGCCGTTTTGATTTTTGTTGCGATCGGCGCCGAGATTGCGCAGGCGCAACGCATTCAATGCACGTCGGGCAGAACTGTCGGCGGCACCGTCGTCACGACTTGCCGCTGATCTTTGGGGCCGCCGCGACAGCCTGATCATAATAGATGGCAAGACCGGCGGCGGCCTCACCATTAAAGGTTAAAGATACGATTGAGGCAATCGGCCCATGGCCCACTGACAAAGCGGCCGTAATAACCAAGGATAGAACGCAGCCAGAACTGCCATTTGCGATGTGACTACGCCGCCTGCCAGGAGCCCGACGGCGGCAATCGCGTCCGCCGCACCGGCTCGATGTTGGCGAAGCGCAGCATCATCAGCGCGTAGCGCGTCGCCGACATCAGGTCGTCGTGTTCCTTGATCACCTTGCCGTCTTTGCGATGATACAGCCGGAATTCTTCAAACCAATCGTGCAGATGCGCGAACACTTTGAAGCGGCCGCTCTGCATGCGATCGAGCATCGCCATCAAGCCGGCCTCGACGCCCGAGCCGCCGTCGGGGAAGGTGGCGCGCTCGGGCAGCATGTTGAGATGCTGCTGACGGTACTGCGTCGCCAGCTCGATGCCCGAGCCCTTGTCGTGGGCGAGGCCGTCGTGCGGCCAGGCCGTAGGCACCCATTCATTGCCCCAGGCGCGCACGGCGGCGGCGTGCATGATCGGCGTCGACTCGCGTTGCCGGAATGCGCGCGTGACGTAGATGGTGTCGGCGTCGCGATCAAACACCAGCTCGACCGCGCCAAAGGGGTGGTCATAGCCAAAGTCGATGCCGCGAATGCGCGCAAATTCGCGCGGAAAAATCCGCGCCGTCACGCTGATCTCCTCCTCGGCAACCGGGAAGATGCGACCTGACCCTAATTGCGGCGTGCCGCGCGCGCGCGCCTCGCGCTCGTGCGGCGGATAGCCGGCGACGATCTGCGCGCGTTGCGCCGGCGTGTAGTGCTCGGCGTCGTCGATCGTCATGTTGATGAGGGTGCGATCGGGCGACGGCTCCAGCAAAAAGCGGCGACACACTTCCGACATGCCGATCAGCGGTGTGAAGGTCGAATACACCATGCCGTTGGTCGAGGAGATGCGGGTGAGCGCCTCGGAATAGATTTCCATCGGCGCCTCTTCGTCGAGCCACACGAAATCGACGGTGTCGGCCTGCCACTTGCCGCGGCCCTGGTCGTAGCTCTTGAAGTTGAGCGTCGAGTGTCCTGCTTGCACGTCGCCGCCGCCGCCCCAGCGCACGACGATGCCGTCGAGCGCGTCGGAAACGCCGTTCCGGCGCGTCCAGTTGGCGAGCGTATCCTTCGGCAGCATGCCGGTGCCCCAAGCGCCCTCGTCGCGTGGGTTGCCGACGATCAGGCGTTGCACGCCGTCGCGGGTGAGTTCGGCGCTCTCGGAGCCGGCGGCGGCGCGGATGGCGTGATCGAACACGCGGCCGTGCCACCAATCGGGATAGCGGCCGCTCAAGTGCATCGCCGCCTCGGCGGCGCCAGCCATGGTCTTGCCGATCTGGTTGCCGGCCATGAAGCCGCGCTCGCGGTATTTGACGCCGGCGTCGTGGAACTCTTGCTGCTTGGGATAGGGCTTGTAGACGGCGAGCCGATTGACGCTAATCCTGCGCTCTTTTTCGAGCGCAAACCGGCGCAGCAGCGTCTCTTGCTGCTTGAGTTTTTGTTCCAGCGCCGCGAAATCGGCGGCGCTCGGAACGCGCGGCGTGAGCTTGACCTTGCGGATGCGCGGCATGTCGGTTCAAGACGGGCGTGAACGCCCTTTCCTGTCGGTTTTCAAGATAGGCGTGAAAATTTGCGGGGGATAGTCGGATTTTTGGGCTTACGCCGGGACCTGGTCTGCGCTACACTTTGGGATGTTGACGACTGGCAGTGCGGCTATGAGCAGAGCCAAACAATTCGGCACCATCGAAGCTGGCTGGACGCTCTTTCGCGAGATGACTTTGCCGCTCGACACGCCCGCAGCGGCGGTCGAGGAGCTGCGCTTTGCCTTCATCGCCGGTGCGCAGTATCTTTTCACGGCGATGGCGAGCCTCGCTGGCGACGAGATGACCGAGACCTCGACCCGCTCGATCGACCGGCTCTACGACGAGTGCAACGACATCGACGCCGAGCTGCAGCTGCGTTATCTGCCGGCGCGCGGGAGCGCGTGATGCGTATAGGCAAATCACGACGCATTCGCATGAACATGTGCCTCGGATGCGGCCAGCTGCTCGATGCCAGCACCTGCGTCGGCGAGGACGCCGGACCAACCGAGGGCGACGTGACCGTCTGCTTGGCGTGCGGTCATATCATGGTCTTTGGCCGCAACCTCGTGCTGCGCAACCCGAGCGATGACGAGATCGCAGACATTGCCGGTGACGAGCGCGTGCTGGAAGTTCAGCGGGCACGAAAACGCGCGGGGATCACATGACAAACTACAACTCCGCCGTCGCCAAGCTCGCGATGCCGGCACGCATCGCCAAGCTGCCGGTCGACGCGCGCGGCTATCCGGTGCCGAAGTTCGTCGAGTGGATCGACGGCGCGCCGGATTTTCGCTGCATCGATTTTCGCTACTGGCTGCGCTGCGTGCGCAAGCAACTATGCTGGGTCTGCGGCGAGCCGCTCGGCCGCCACATGGCGTTCGTGATCGGCCCGATGTGCGCGATCAATCGCGTTTCTTCCGAGCCGCCGTCGCATCTCGAGTGCGCACGCTTCGCCGCCAAGGCTTGTCCGTTTCTCACCCAGCCGCGGCGCCGGCGCAACGAAGCAAACTTGCCGGCCGCGGGTCAATTGGCGGCCGGCATTACGCTCGCGCGCAACCCCGGCGTCACGCTGGTGTGGGTGAGCAAGGGCTACGGCACGTTTTCGACGCCTGACGGCGGCCGGCTCATTCGCCTCGGCGAGCCGACGCTGCTCGAATGGTACGCGCATGGCCGCGCGGCGACGCGCCCAGAGATTATGGCCTCGATCGAGAGCGGCCTGCCGCTGCTGCAGGAAGCCGCCGAGAAGGACGGCGCGGACGCAGTCGCCGAACTTGCGAAGCAAGTCGCGGTTGGCCTCGCGCTGGTGCCGGCATAGGAGGCCGTCGCAATGACCGAGCAACTGGGCGACACGCCGATCGAGGAGGAATATCGCGAGCTGATGAACACCGTCGCGCGTGTGCTCGACCAGATGTTCAACGGCGACAAGAAAGGCAGCGACCGCAAGGTCGGCTTCGTGCTGCTGCTCTTTGAGTACGGCGAGGGGGAAGGCCACTGCAACTACATCAGCAACGGCGCCAACCGCAGCGACATCGTCACCCTGTTCAAAGAACAGATCAAGCGCTTCGAAGGCCAACCCGAGATCAAGGGACGCGCATGACCCGCGCGATGAATTGCTATTACATCCTCGACGCCGACAACCATGCGGTCGAGGTCGATCTCCTCACCTGGGGCATGTGGTTCGAGGACGCCGACAATCGCGCCGTCCGCTACACCCAAATCACCAGCGCGGTCGCCGTCAGCACGGTGTTTCTCGGCATCAACCATCGCGTGTTCAGCAAAGGCCCGCCACTGCTGTTCGAGACGCTGATTTTCGGCGGCCCGCTCGACGGCGAGGGCGCGCGCTACTCATCCTACGACGACGCCGAAACCGGGCACGCCACGTTCGTGCGCAAGGCACGTGCCGCGATCGGACAGCGGGTCGAGTAGTGCTAAGACCGCGAGCGCGATCGCTCCTGCATCATAGTTCCTGCAACGTGCCACACTGCGAGCAGCGCAATCGCCACGGACGCGCGTGCGCGTGTACGCGCTTTGTCGGCAATGGTTTGCGATGTCCACAAGCAAAGCACACAATCACAATATGACTGGGCTTAGCTAATGCCCCGCCGGTGTTTTCGCGGCCGCTCCCGACATTCGCGCGCAGGCGGCTCCAATTCAGGCGCGTCATTATCCCATCTCTTCGTCTCAGTTACGGCCTCGCCTTTACTGCGTAAAAATTGCTCCAATGTTTGTCGCCGCTGCCGCGACAGCCCGCCGATCTTTCCCTCAATGCGCAACCCAAGACGAAACGCGCGCAAAAGCTCAGCGCGTTTGACATCAACTCCATGACGGCGCGCCCATTGCCCTGCCGCCTGCGGGGTTATCCCCAACAAATATGCTGCCGCCGACACATTCAACTCGCCACGCTTCATATAACGCAACACTTCTGCCCGAAATGCCGCCCTTTTTTGCATGTGCTTTGCTTCCAAAACACCTTTCAAAAACGAAAGGCCAATGTTTCAAAAAAGAAACATTTCGCATGCTCTCCTCGCACCAAAAATCCCCGCCGCTATTGACAAACTGCATAAATCGGCGTCCCCTCGCGCGCGCCCGGCACTTACTGTGTCCGCTCCCCAAACTCCGCCACACACGCTACCAACGCCACACCCTGTCCTCTGTTGCACTGCAGCAATTCTGCCGAGCCGACGCCGCAGAAAACACCGCAGATCAAGCCCTCTCAAGGCCGCCAAGGTCTTCTCCCCGCTGCTCACAGAGGAAACCAATGGGATGGTGGGGGCCCACGCTCGTGGGACCCACCCCGGGCGCCCTTGCCCCTTGTACCGGGGGGGGTGTTGCAAAGAGTTGAGCAAAATCAAAGGCTTAAGCGAACGCGGCCGCGAGGTCGTGACACCTCATCGAACCTTGATCTGTCACAAGCGCCTGGTGCTCAGAGGTAATAGGCGAGCGAGATCAATGACTTGAGCGCTACTCAGCGCTCGGATGTCCGCTTCCCCGCAGCGCGATGGCTGGACGAGGCTGAAGCCATGCGAATGGGTTCAGCTCGATCCCTCTCCACGCTCTTGCCGCTCGTCGACTGCACTTTGATCTGCGCTTTGATCTGCCTCGCCGTCGATGGTGGTTGCGCTCTCCTGCGCTGCTGGTGCCTCATCGCCGCTCGCGTAGTCGCGCTGACGCGCGAAGCGCTCGACGGCTCTGGCTCCGCCATCGCCACTGGAGGTCGCGTTGGACTTACGCTGGGAGCGATGACCGTTTGAGCGTTGCGTTGCAGTTCCGTCGAGTGCTTGCACCGTCTTTGCGCGCATCGCGGCAAGCAGTTCTTCCAGCTGTTCGAGTTCGTCGTCGCTGAGATCGATGAACGGGCTTTCGAGTTTCTGCGCTTGCTTGGGCAGCAGCGAGACGACGCTGGCGAGGTAAACTTCCGGCTTTTTCTCGCGCACTCGCTTGATGACCTCTTCGCCGTGTTCGACGAAATCCTTGTGCAGCAGCTTCACCGCAAGTTCTTGCAGCTTCGCGCGCGAGCCGATCGGACGACCGGGCCCGCCAGCATGACCGGGCCGGAACTGATACTTTTCGAGTTGCGGGGCAGAACCCATTTGCAGCCTTTAGAAAGGTTTGAGTTCAAAACGTCAGCGTCGCTGACCTATTTCAGTGCAGCTGCTTGCGGCGCGCGAGCTCGTCGAATGCGAACGTTTCGGTGATCGAGTGTAGCAGCAGATCGACAAAGCCGTTGTGCGATTGCGGGCCTTCGAGCAGCGCGCGGGCGTGGAACAGCTTGAACACGCGCTCGCGGAACTCCTCGTCGTGCATGAAACGCTCGGCGGCGATCTTGGTCATCGATCGCGGTACTTTGGATACTCGTGCGTCTGGCCGTCGCTAAACTTGGAATAGCTACGGGTCTGGCCGTCGCGATATTTTGGGATGCCGGCGTTGCGATCGGCGACGCTCTCCTTGTGTGTCTCGCGCCGTTCGATGCTGCTGCGGCCGCCGCCTTGGCTGGCGCTGGTGTTTCTGAGCGAGCTGTAGGGCTGGCTGGGCATCGTTACCTCCGTTTGCGTTTGGGAATGCGCGCGCCCGAGCGGCGCGCCGTATTGAGCGCGATCGCCACCGCCTGCTTCTGCGGTCGGCCGGCGGCCTTCTCGGTGCGGATGTTGGAACTAATGGTGGCGCGCGATTTGCCTTTTTTCAGCGGCATTTAGGGCTCCAATCTCTTAACACCCTAGGGTGTTGACAATGCCCGTTGATCTGTTACAAGGACCCCGGCCCATTAACCGCGCGATGGCCGCGCGGCCGCTAGGAGACCTCAGATGGCCGAAATCACGCTGGAATTTATCGCCCGCCAGCTCGATCGCCTGACCAACGATGTCGCCCAGCGCCGCGACGACTTGCTGGTGCTCACCGCCATGGTCACGCGCATCGATAACACGCTGCGGGCACTGCTCGATGAAGTGCGCGCGATGCACACCCAGTTTGCGCGGCTCAACGAGCGCGTCCGCAAACTTGAGGACAGCGATCATGCGTGACGCCATCGCCTACATCCGCGTCTCCACCGCTAAGCAGGGCCGCAGCGGCCTTGGGCTGGACGCGCAGCAGGCCGCCCTTGCGCGCTTCGCCGCCGCCGAGGGCTTTCACTTCCTCGCGACCTTCACCGAGACCGAGAGCGGCGCCGATGACAATCGCCCGCAACTCGCCGCCGCGATCACCGCAGCGCGCGCGGCCAACGCGCCCATCATCGTCGCCAAGCTCGACCGGCTCTCGCGCGACGTGCACTACATCTCGGGCCTGATGAAGCATCGCGTGCCGTTCATCGTCGCTGAACTCGGCGCCGATACCGACCCGTTCATGCTCCACATCTACGCCGCGCTCGCTGAAAAAGAGCGGCGCATGATCAGCGAGCGCACGATCGCCGCGCTCGCCGCCGCCAAGACGCGCGGCGTTGCGATCGGCGGCCGGCGCGAGAGCTGGGTCGCCAAGGCGCAAGCGCACGCCGAGGAGCTGCGCACGCTGTTCGAACGCCACGCCGATCTGTCGCATCGCGCCGTCGCGCGCTTGCTCAACGCTGGCGCCACGCCGACCCGCACCGGCAAGGCCTGGACCGCCGTGCAGGTCACGCGCGTGCGGCAACGTTTGGAGGGCTGACCAATGACTTGGACTATCGTCGGCGCTCTTATCGGAGCAGCGATTGGCGCGGCCACAGCAGCGTCGCCTTCACCAGATGGGCCGTCAGCGCAGGCGTGCCGCGAAGTGGAAGAACGTCGTAGGCGAGCGCGCTTTGAGCGCCCGTGGTCGCAAGCCATTGCCGGCGCGATCATCGTCGGCTCGGCTACAGCGCTCGTCCTGCTGATGCTGGGCATTCTCTGAAACGACGCGGGCCGCAGGGTTGGCGCCCTGCGGCCCTATCATTCCGGTCGCGCACAGGCGCTAGGAGCGAACCTGCACGCGAGATCGAAACGACCCCGCAGCGTACAAGCTTGCGGCCACAAATGCTCACGCGGATCAGGGCAGCTGATCCGCGTGAAACATTTTACGAACGACACCTGAACGGAAGGCTTGAACGCTAGCGATATTGCCTCAGTCGACGTCGACACGCAACAGATAGATCGCGGGTGTTAGACTACCAAAATCGCCGCTCTGCCATTGGCAAGGCCGCTCACGCGCCGGCCAGGAGTGGCGGCTATCTGGCATCGCAAGGTGGGGGATTTCAGCGCTGGCGGGCCGCGCTGCGGCTGCGAAGCGCGCCGGCGCCGCGCATTCCTGCAGGAATAGCAGGCCGCAGAGCAGCACGGCGACCCACAGCGCGAGCAGCAACCACTTGTCGAGACGTCGCATTTCCGGCTCCAGCAGCATTATCGGGCTTTACCTTTCGCCGCCTTGGCATTGGCGAGCACCGTGAGCGCGTCGCGAAAGCGGTCGGCCATGTAGTGCCAGCTGCGGCGTCCGCGCCGACCGAAGGCGAGCGCCGCGTCGGCAAAGCTCTGCCCGTGTCCGAGTACGAGCCATAGCAGTCGCGTGTCGTAGGCGCCGAGCTGGCGCACCAGCCAACCCAAGAAGCTGTTGACCACGACCGCCTGCTCGATCCCGATCACGGTCTTGATCTCGACCCGCGAGCCGGCGTCGATGCGGTCACCGTCCATCCACTGGCCGCCACCGCCGAGATTGCCCATGCGCTCGAACACCGCTTCGACCTCGCGCCCAACGCGATACTGCGCCTCGTCGATGCGACCGGCGCGACGCTCGCGATCGAGCAGATCGATGCGCGCCAGCGCGCGGTGACGCCGCTGCGCATCGTAGACGTCATCGACCGCCACCGCCGTGATCGTATCGGGTCGATTGTTTGCGCTGCGCGGCAGCGCCGGATAGCCCGCGCTCGGTTCTCGGACGCGAGCAAGATCGTGGCGACTTGCTGCTGCGCGCGCGCGTGGCATCACGCTCTATCCCCAATCACCGCTCAGAAAGCCGGCGTATCTTCATCGGGCTCTTCGTGCTCGGCAGGCGGCAGCATCAACGACCACCACTCGCGGCAAATTTCACAGTTGCACTCGAATGGATGATTGCTGGCTTCGTCGAAGCGTTTTAATTGCTCTGGTGTCAAGGGTGGCATGTTTCACTCACGCATTGCAGAAGAAAGGAGGCAACATGGTGCCGAGGTGGGCGCCTTCGGCAACTGAATTTCATTCGCGTTGACCTTTGGCTTGCTCAGCAGAAGCAATCGCGTCCAGAATTGCGCGCACATGATTGCCAGTTGCCCCGCAATAGCCGCGATAAGCATCGCCCACCCCGATGTCCCAACCCTTGATACATTGCCACACTGCTTCAAATGCGGGGGTAGCAAGCATTTTAGAAGTGGGGTCGGGCCACGGTATAGCTCGCATACCTGGGGGCGCCTCTTCTCTCATTGGTCCCTCACTTACCTTTGAGCCCTCACTTCTCCTCGGTTGCCGTCGATCGTGGATAGAGCGCGAGCAGCTCCTCGTTGGTGTAGCGCCGCCACGGCGCGCGTGGCGCAAATCGCTGCTGCGCGCGCAGCGGCGTGGCACGCGTCTCAAGCTGCTGCGCACGCCGGCGGCCGAGGATGCGCTCGACGGCGGCACGGCGATGCACAACCGTCTCGCTGCGCAGCTGCGCCTCGCGCTCGGCGCGCTCGGCGAGCTGCGCGCGCGAGTGCGCATCCCAGCGCGCGCTGAAATCACTGGCGGCGGCGGCCATGGTTGCGATCGCTCCAGGGGGGGACGTGCAAGGCGCTCGACCACAGGTCGGGGCGCAGCTCGTGCGCGCCCACGACCCCATTGGTGGCGCGGTGGATGCCGAGCGCGAGATTAGGCGACACCCGCCCGCGTCGCACCGCTCGGTTGAGGTTCTGCTGCGCGATGCCAGCCGCGCGCGCCAGCGCGGTCTGGTTACCGTCGAAAAAAGCGACGGCGCGCGCGATCGCGTGCTCGGGCGAGGATCGGCGCTTTGTCGGCATGACGCGCGGGTGTTCTGAAGAAAGCCGCGGCGAGAACCTACGCTCTAGCGTGTCGATGTCAAGCTGCGGCAATTTTCCACCGCGGGCGGAGGTAGTCCGGTTGCGCCCAACATCAAAGGGTGTTAACGAGCGTGGTCGATTTCAAGGGGTTATGCACCACCATGAACGCACCAGCCGCCTCTTCCGCCTTGCGACTCGATTTTTTCAAGCTCGACCCGAGTGCCATTGGCCGCCGCATCAAAACGCAACGCCTGGCGCGCCAGCTCACCCAGCTGCAGGTCGGCAGGGCCTGCGGGCTTTCGCAGAATTCGGTCATGAAGATCGAGCGCGGGCAGACCGAGACCTCGCGTTTCATCCCGCGCATATGGTCCTATCTCGGGCTCAACTTAACCGATCTCTCCGACATCTACGCCGGCGAGCAGCGCAGCACGACACTGCCGGCGCCCGACGTCGAGATCGCGCGCCGCTCCAAGGCGCTGCTGATCAGCGAGATCAGCTATGAGGATGTCGAGCTGCCCGACGCCGGCTCGGGCAAAGGCATCCTGATCACCTGGACCATGCGCAACGGCGCTACGGTCGCCGGCGTGATGGACGCGACGATGTTGGAGAAATCGGTGGTTGCGTTCGTTGCGGCGGTGCGTCGCTTAGGCATTGATCCAACGAAATTTTTATCGCCACCGCCGGCGTGAGCCGCACCGCCTCGACATAGTTTTCCGGCTGCATCAAGCGCCCGGCCTCGTTGCTGTCCGCTAGCATGCTCTGCCCCTTTTTTGCACGATCCTCCCAACCTGTAGCTATTTTATCCCTCCGCCTCCGCAATACCTTGCGCTATTGCTAGCTCACATCTTGAAGTGTTACGGTGCGGCTTGCAGGCAGCAGCGGCGACAGAGCAGGCTTCCATGTCGGCCGGCGGACAAGATCTCCAACAACCTTACATGCGCGGCGGCAATAGCTCAATCGCCGATTGGCGAGTCGCGCCTACGCTTTCATCGGTTGCGATTGCACCCAATCGCCGCCGCCGCCGCGATTGCACATATCCTACATCGATTTGTCACAACGGCACGACCGCGCGCACCGGCGGCGAGGGCAAAAAGTTCCATGGGTGTTATCCACAGAGTTTTTTTTAGAACCGGGAGGAATAGCTCGTGGCCTTCGTCATCAGGGTCGCCGGCTTTGCCAGCGGAGCGAGCTGCCCGGTCGCCGGCATGTACCTGCGGGCCTTCGATTTCGAGCACAATCTCGGCCGCGGGCTCGGCACCTTCACCCCCGACATTACTCGCGCCAAGCGCTTCAGCGATCTTTCCACCGCATGCGAGTTCTGGCGCACGCAGTCGAAACAGTTCCCGCTGCGGCGCGACGGCGAGCCCAACCGCCCGTTCATGTCCTCGAACATCACGTTCGAGGAGACGCAAGAGACCCGTCACTAAGCAACGGGGCACGTCATGTTGAACGCTGCGCAGCAAGCACAGAGAGCGGGAAAATTGACCGCAAGTAGGATTGCCGCGCTGATGACCGGCGACGCCGTGAAAATCGATCGTCTCTACCGCGAGATGACTGGGGAAGCGCCCGAGGAGGACTTGTCCGAGGTGTGGCCGGTGCAGCTTGGCGCCGCCACCGAGGAACTCAATCTGCGCTGGTTCGAGAAGAAGAACTATGCGGTGATCCGGCGCGGCGACGTCGTGCAACATCCCTATTTGGCGTGGGCGGCCTGCACCCTAGATGGCTGGTGCGCGGAACTTGAGTGCCCGGTCGAGGTCAAGCATGTCGGCGGCCGCGAGCCAATCGAAGTGGTCATCGATCGCTACCAGCCGCAAATGCAATGGCAAATGGAATGCACCGGTGCCGACCAGTGTGCGATCTCGATCATCCAAGGCGCTGACGCGCCGCTGGTCGAGTTCATCGAGCGCGATACCGCCTACGCCGACGAGATGATTGCGCGCGGCGCGCAATTCATGGCCTGCGTGCGCGAGCGCCGTCCGCCGGTGGCGCTCGAACCGGTGCCAGGACCGATCGGCGACGCCGGCAAAATCTACGACATGACGACGTCGGAGAAATGGCAGCGCCACGCGCTCTCGTGGCTGCAGAGCAAGGGCGCCGCCGACACCGCCAAGGAATGCGAGAAGGTGCTCAAGGCGATGGTGCCCGACGACGCCAAGCGCTGCATCGGCCACGGCGTTCGTATTTCGCGTGATCGCGCGGGGCGATTGAGCTTGCGGGAGGGTGAAGAATGAGCATCCAGCCGGTATTGCACAGCGTCATGACCGAGGCGCAGTACGACGCCGAGCGCGCCAAGATCGCGCCTGACAAGGCGACCGCTGGCGTCTGGTGGGAGCAGGATTTGGCGCAGCTATTTGCGCGCTCGGGCTGGACGCAAGAGAAGCTCGCCAAGAAGGAGGGCAAGTCACGGCAGTGGGTTGCGTTTCGTCTCACGTACGGACGGTTTTTGATGTTTGCTACAAATGTAGCAAACGCCGAAAAGCTACCCAACAATCTCACCGAAGGCCGATTTCGCGACCTTTGGTTTAAGACCGATCAGAACGAGGGCAACGAGCGTATCCGCTTCCAACAGGTACTCAAATTCATCAAAGACAATACGCGCGTGCATGAAGGTACAGCGCCCAAGGGCCACGCCAAAGCCGTGCGTGAACAGTTTGCCGACGGCAAGTGGCATTCGCTCGCCGAGATCGCCGAAGCGCTTGAGACCGACGGTAAGTCAGCCGAGGCCGCGCTGCGCAACATGCGCAAGCTTGGCAGCGTCGACCTGGAGCATCGTCTCAAGGGACGCGATCAACACAACGAATATCGGTTGTTCGCCAAGGAAAAGACCGTAAGCGCCACCGAGCTTGCGGAGAAACTCGGTCCCATCATCAAGGACCTGAAGATCGAAGGCAAAAAGAACATGGCGACCATGGTTCCAGCCGTGGTCGCCATGCTTGCCGAGCGGCTTCAGCGCCTCCTCGACGAATGGACCGCGTAGCCGGATGTCTCCCCGGGACGGGAGACATCCGGTTTCATCTATCACAGTCCCGCAATGAGGTTGTTACCATGTTTCGTCTCGTCAAAACAGAGAACAAGCCACTGACGCGAGAGATCGCGCTCGGCTTCAAGGCCATGGCCCCCTCGCCAACCGAGCGCGAGATCAGTGACAGCCGGGTCAAGCATCTCAAAGAAAAAGTGGATGCAGGCCTTGCTATCCCGTTTGCTTGGGCAAAGGTCACGCACAAGGGCAACGGGCACGCCGAGATGCGCATGAACGGGCAGCATTCGAGCACGATGCTTACGTCTTACGACGAAGCTTCATTCCCCTCGAACCTGACCGTGCATCTGGACAGCTACGAGGTCGAGAATGACGACGATCTCGCGTTGCTGTTCCGGCAGTTTGACGATCGTAAGTCGAGCCGCAGCCCCGCCGATGTGTCTGGCGCCTACCAGGGCCTCTATCAGCCCTTGCAAAATGTCCCGCGTCCAAGCGCCAAACTCGCAGTCGAGGGCGTCGCCTATTGGCAGAAACATGTCGAAGGCATCTCCGCCAAGCAAGGCGACGACGTGTACACATTGATGGGTCACACGGCTCTGCATCCATTCATCCAATGGATCGGCGATCTGTTCACCATCAAGACACCGGAACTCAAGCGCGTCCCAATCGTCGCCGCCATGTACGCTACGTTTGACAAAAACGACCAGGACGCACGCAAGTTCTGGCAGGACGTGGCACGGGGCGGTCGCGAGTATGAGGACAACCATCCAGCGACCGTGCTCGACGCTTGGCTCAAAGCGCTCAAAGAAAACGGTCGCGCCGAAAAGCTGAAGCCGGGCGACTACTATCAGGGCTGCATCTACGCCTACAACGCCTTCTTCGAAGGCAAAACCATTCGTGAGATCAAGCACGATTGGAAAAAAGGCCTGCTCACCGTGAAGGCCTGATCGTAAACAAAGAGAGGCGAGGCGCAAATGCCTCGCCATTTCTGGCGGAAACCCGAAGGAGGGTTGCTTTCCGACGCAGCCGCGGCGGCAACGGGCGAGGAAACTCAAGGCCTCCTTCCAGTCCGCCTTCGGGATCGACACAGCATCTGGTGAAGGGAGGCAAGCCGCCACTCAAAGGAAAGGTGAAATGACCGTCCCACAAAAAATCCCGCCGGCCGCCGACATCATGGAGGCCGTCCTGCTCAAGGGTGACCTGAACAAGCTCACGTCCGACGAGCGCGTGCAATACTACAACGCGGTCTGCCACTCGCTCGGCTTGAACCCGCTGACGCGACCGCTCGAATACATCACCTTGCAGGGCAAGGGCGTGCTGTACGCGCGCCGTGACTGTGCCGACCAGCTGCGCAAGCTCAACGGCATCTCGATCGCGATCGTCAGCCAGGACATGAGTGACGATCTGCTCACGGTGCATGTGCGCGCCACGGATAAGCACGGCCGCGCGGACGAGGACCTGGGGGCGGTGTCGTTCGTCTATCCCGTGCGCTACAAAGATAGCAAGGGAGAATGGCGCGCGCATCCGCATGCCGGCAAGACGCTGATGTACGAGGACCGCGCCAACGCCATCCTCAAATGCATCACCAAGGCCAAACGCCGCGTCACGCTGTCGATCTCGGGCTTAGGCTTTCTGGACGAGACCGAGGTCGCGGTGGCGGAGCCGTTCCGACCGACGCCGCCGGCGCCCAACGTGATGTTGATGGACCCGGCGCCAAGCGCCGACGTCGAAACTCAATCCGCCGCCGGGGACGCCGCAGTACCCGCAGCGGCGGAAGCCGCCTCGCCTGAGACCCCTCTTCCCGGCATACCCAGAGTGGCCGAGGGCGAGGCGGCGCAATCAAGGCCGACGATCGAGGAGGAGGCCAAGCGCGAGGCGAGACGCGGCTCGATCGCGTTCCGCGCCTTCTATCGCAACTGCGAGGGGTTCGAGCAGGCGCGCGTCAACGCGATCGGCGACGAGCTGCGCGAGCTGATGCGCGCGGCCGATCAAAAGCTGGCCGCAGACAGGGCAAACGACGATGCCCGATGAAATCACCCTCGATGCGCAGATCGCCGAGGTGCATCGCGAGCTCGCGCTGCGCACGCAGATTTATCCTTCGCTGGTCGTGCGCCGCAAGATGCGCAAGTCGGAAGCCGATTTTTTTCTCGACCGCATGCGAGCCGTGCTCGCAACATTGGAACGTCTAGCCAGGGAGCGCACCCATGTCGATGCTAAACCTCCGCCGCGACAAGCCCGCTGAACCGCGGCTACCGCAAGCCGCGCCCATGCCGGCACCGCAATCAAAGCCGACGCCGACGCGTGCCTATGATCCAGCGGCGCTCAATTTCGCGCAGCGCCTGATCGACGACCAAGCCGAGATCGAGCGGCTCAAGCATGATTGTGATCAGTGGCGCGCCAAGGCGCTCGCCGCCGAGGAGCAAGTGCGCCAGCTCGACATGCGGCTTGCGCTCGATCGCAAAACCTTCGACGAGCACACGCAGAAAACAATCGACCTGCACGACCGCGAGACCGCCAAGCTCGCGGCGTCGCGCGCGGCCGAGGTCGGGCGGCTGACCGAGGAGCGCGATTTCTTCAAGCTCAAGCACGCACGCACAATCGAGCGGCTGCACGTCGCCGGCAAGGTGATCCTCGACGCGCTCTCGGCCGAGCCCAAACCGGAAGAGCCAAAGGTCAACCTGGCGGCGATCGCCGACGAGATCGAGAACCCCAACACGCTCGGCAACAATCAAGCAGCTAGCGCCTGTTTGGCTGGCAATCTCGGCGCCAACCAGAGCGCTGGCACGAGCGGCTATTTGAGCGAGCAAGGTCCTGTTAAACCTACCGAAAATTAACACCCTAGGGTGTTGACGGGAGATGATCTCGTGGTATTCTCGCACAAGCCGCCTCGACAAGAGGATGACGACGGCGAGGAGCTGTGGTGTCGTTTTGTCGAGGCCCTCGCCCGAGCAGCCGCTCGGTATGAGATACGGCGACAGCAAGAGCGCGGGGCTGGACATGGCAAAAGCGGCAAGCAGCAAGACGACTAAACCACGCGCAGTGATCTATGCGCGCTATTCCACGACCGGTCAGCAAGACATTTCGATCGATGCTCAGGTCAACTTGCTCCGCACAAAATTTGGTGGTGACTACAATATCGTCCATATCTATGCGGATCGCGCGAAGAGTGGCTCGGCGACAGAACATCGCACTGAGCTAAACGCGATGAAGCAGGCTGCGCAGCGTCGTGAGTTCGACGTGCTGCTGGTCGAAAGCCTTGACCGCTTGTCACGCACGCTCGCCGACATGGCCGGCGTCTGCCGCGACCTCAAATACTGGAGCATCAAAGTCATTGCCGCCAACGAGGGCGAGGCCAGCAACATGCTCATCGCCTTGCGCGGCCTAATCGGCGAAACCTTTACCAAAGATGTTGCCGACAAGGTGCATCGGCAACATGCGCTCAAAGTCACGGCGGGAAAAATCCCCGGCGCGGTGTCATACGGATATCGCTTAGTCGCCGGCAAGCCGGGAGAGCGCGAGATCGATCCGGCACAGGTAAAGATCGTTGTCCGCATCTTCCGCGAGTTCGCTGTTGGCACATCCCCGCGCGCCATCGCCGCGCGTTTGAATGCCGAAAGCGTTCCATCGCCTTATGCGCTGATCAACGAACGCAGGCGCGCACGGGGCAAGGAGGCAAAGTCGGACAAGGCCTGGACGCCGCACAGCATCATCAACTCTGGCAACCAGGGCATCATCCACAATCGCCTCTACCTTGGCGAGATCAACTGGAACAAAACTTGTAATGTCAAAAATCCATACACGGCCAACCTGGAGCAGCGGCCGCGTGACGAGCGCGATTGGATGACGGCACGAGCTGATCATCTGCGTATCATTGACGACGGTCTCTGGGAAGCCGCGCACGCGGTCACCAAGAGCCGCTCCAAGGCCCGTAACAAAACCGGCGGCCGCATCGTCCCCCGGCGCAAGTGGCTGCTCGCAGGCCTCCTGCGCTGCGGGGCCTGCGGCGCGGATATGCGAATCTGCACGAGCGCAGGCGGCGGCCGCATCGTGTGCGCAGCGGCGGACAAGAACCGCGCTGTTTGCCAGCATGGCCGTTCCTACGATGCGGGCCAGATCACGCGGCTGGCGGTAAGGTTCCTCCGCGACCGCTTCTCCGACCCGAAGGAGATGCAGCGTTTTGTCGATCTGTTCCAGCAAGAGTACGCGGCCGAGCGGAAACAAATCCTGCGCGAGGACGGACAGATCGAGAAGCGCCTCGCGCAGATCGAGGGCTCGATCGGTCGCTTCGTCCGCGCGCTGGAGATCGGCTCGATGCCCGAAACGACCATCCATTCCAAGTTGCAGGAGCTGGAGGCCGAGAAGGTTGTGCTCGATCAGCGGCGCAAGCTCGCGGATAAAGAGATCGAGACGGTTACTCTTCACCCGACCACGATCAAGTGGTGGCGTGACCACCTGATCGAGATTGCCACCAAGCTCGCCGAGGGCGACCCGGAAGCAAGCCCCGCTCTCCGCGCCTTGGTTGCCAAGGTTGTCGTCCAGCCGACCGCGAAGAAGCGGCCCTACAAGATCGAAACATTCACCCGGTTCAGCGCTCTGTCTTCGCGCTTTACAACGCGCTCGCCAACTGAGATCGCCAAGGAACGCGGGGTGAACGCAAACTTCGATAGCGTAAGGTCCGAGGTCATGGACCTTAACCTATCGAAGAATGACGAAACCGTCATTTCGCTTGGGATTGCCGTGGCCGCGACCGCCGCCTGAACAAAAAAGGCCCCCAGCTCGCGCCGGGGGCTGATGGAAGATCGTTAATCGATCCACACTCTAGGATGTTGCCAGCTTACACCCGTTTGCTAGACTGCGCGCGCAGCGTGCAGCGAGGGGGAATGCTGGGTAATGGGCACTGACGACCAAAAGCCAATCGAAGTGGACGAGCAATTACTGCTGCGTTTCATCGAGGCGCTGGCACGCGATGCTGCCAGCTATGAGTTCAAGCGACTTCTGCGAGAGAGGGACAACCGTGACAAAACCAACAACGAAAAGCAGCAAAACCCGAAACAATAAGAGAAAAACGCACGGCGCAAAACGCCGCAAGCTGGCCATTATGCGTCGGCTTGATCCCTCCGATCCCAGGAGCCTTGACCATCCAGACCAGAGGGAAAGATGGTTGGAGCTAGCGCGCTCGATCGGCCACGCAATGGCGGACCGCGATTGGGAGCGCCTCCAGCAGAAGCTGGGCGCGGCGAAACCGCGCTAGGCGTCACGACGCCGGATAGATCACCTCGACCTCGTCATCGGTCGCCAGATCAAGCGCCTCCATCAGCGCCGGCGACAGATCGGCGACGCGCCCGGTGTCCTCGTGCGGCCCCCAGTCCGCCGGCCACGCCCAAAACTCATGACCGCGCGCGCGCACCAGCGCCTGCTTGCTGGGGTTGGCCAGCATGCCCTTCGGCGTCGTGTCGTAATCCCAGCGACAGGCGACATAGAACAGGTCGGGGTTGAGCCGGCGCGCGAGCCCGCTCGTGCCTGACGGCTGCGCCGGCAAGAACAGATGCGGCGCGTCATCGTAGGAATACAAAAATGCGAGCCCCTCGCTGGCGCTCACGCCGTCATCGTCAGGGCCGCCAAAGGAGCTGCAGCGGCCGCGCGCCTGGAACAACACGCCCGCGGGCGGCACCAGATCGGGCGGCTCGGGCGGCTCGATCGGCGGCAGCTCGTCCGGCTCACCCGGCTCGATCGCGTCGGCGATGGCAGCGCAGATCGCATCGAAATGCGCGGTGTAGGCCTGCGCATCGGCGGAGCTGTCGACGAACACCGTCTCGATCAGGATCGCCGGCATCTCGGTGTAGTTGAGGAAGTAGAGATTGCCGCGCTGCTTTCCGCCCCGGTTCGGCAGCCCGCATGCGGCGGCGATCGCACTCGCGACCGAGGCCGCCAGCGCGTACTGCGTGACGTAGAGGCACTCGGTGCCCATCGGCTTCGACGTCGTGTGGTCGGCATTGAAGTGGACCGACACGTCAAGCTCGCGCGTCTGCGCGTTGTGGAAGGCAACGATGCGCTCCAGGTTTTCGCTCTGCGTGCGCGAGACATCGTCGTGATAGGTCACCACCTCAACGCCGCCATCACGCCAGATGCTGGCGACGCGCTCGACCACGCGCCGCGCCTCGTTCACCTCGTCGAGATAGCCGGACGCACCGCGCACATACAAGCCGTGGCCGCTGCTGATGACAATCTTGGACATGGCCTCACCTCGTTTTTTTAACCCGCAGACACAAAAAAGGACCGCCCCGTACGGGGCGGCCGGTCGCTTGCCGGCGGCATCAGGGGGGCTATTTGCCCGCCGGCACGCAGTTGAACAGCAGCTGGTTGGTTTTTTACTGCGCGGCGAAGATGC